TGCATCCAACTTTCATTCATAATGCCTACCTTTATTTTGATCTTTTCTTTCTTCTACGTGCCACATTAAACCCTCATCTGTAGCCATTCTTATTGTGTCTATAGCTATCTTATGTCGAGGAGCCAGGTCCATTAACATTTTAACGCTTAATTTTATGAGCTCATACCCAAGCCTATGCTTGGGTAAAATACTGCTATGTTTATCTATTAGAGCTAGCAAGTCTTCTTGCAACTCGTTATGTTCATCGTTCACCTGTACACTCCACCAATATTTTATTTAAGATGTTTAAATATTCCTCATGCGCTCGCCCTAGCATAGGGTCCCAGCGGTATTTTTTAGCTAAGTATAAAGCTATGTCTCTAACTTCTTGCAATCCCTGCACGGCTTTGCTATTATGTAGATACCATTCGTTTTGCGGGGCGTAAGTCGCGCCCCGTTTTTCACTTTCAATCATTCTTCTTCTCCTTCTTCTGGATTGCATTCATTGCAACCGTTATCGTTTAATTGACAATCCTCTTGAAAGCCCTCATGCCCACAATTTGAGCAATTATGCCACATCTCTAACTTGTCACCATTCATCATAGCTGTTTGATATTCACTGTTAGTTAAGAATACAAAACCGCTATTTCTATTCATCATAGCTACTGTGTCCTCTTCGTAAAAGTCGTCAGGCAAGCCTTGTTTGTCCCACGCTGTTAAGAGTTCAACTAGCATCCATCTTTCACGGCTTCCAAAGTCTGCTAAATTAGATGTTGTAACTTCTTGTCTCATATATACTCCTGTTTAAGTGTTTATCAAGGTGCACTATTGCTAATGCACCCGGGAAAGACTTAAATAATACATTCCTCAGCATCTTCAAATTCAGGGTCTAGAAATTGCAGCGCGTCAATTACCAAATCTGCTTCACCCTTACTGTTATCCCTAAATCTCTCCACAAAGTAGTCAAATGGAATGTCTATACAGTGATTGTGAATCATTCTCCCCATGCGAAAAGCTTGCATGAAAACATTTCCATCCTCTAACTTCCAACACTCTACGCCGTAATTGTTGTAGTACATTCCACCTAATAACCCTAATTCACATTCAACGCGCTTACCTTTCTTTGTTTTTGGCATGATATCCCTCTTAATAAGATGTTTGCTGCCTACACGGCAGTATAATAAGCGTAAGACATCATATTTCTAAGCTACCTATTCGGTAGTAAAACAAAGCCTCATATTTCTAAGCTGCCAACCGCTACAACTTGCTCTTATTTAAGAGTTAAGGAGACTTGTTAGCTGCTTATACTCACTAATATACAACATCACTGATAAAATAACAAGTTAAATAACATAAAGCATACATCTACACGTAAGTCGTTGATAATCAACGACTAAAGAAATGTTTTGACAAGTAATTGGTTAATCTGTTATGGTTTGGTATAATCAGGCTTGACCGCCACCATCACGCCGGGTTGAGGCGGGTTATATTTAGATGTTAAGTAAAAAGAAATACATTAAGTCCACGCCTAAACATTGTAAAAGCAAAGCATGCAAAAAACAAAAGCGATGTGATTGCGAAATATGTGGCCATAGAGCTTGGTTGTCAATTAAATATTATGGTGTATAAATGGCTGGATTTCCATCAGTTAAAAAAGGCAATAAGTTAGGTGAGAAAGCTAAACAACCACAACCTGGTGTCGCACTTAACAAGAAAACAATTGAAGAACTACTCATACGCTACGCAGGCAACGTGTCAAGAGTAGCTGATTCAATGGGTGCTAATAGACATAGCGTTCATAATGTCATTGCTAAAGATGAACATCTAAAGACTGTATTGAAAGACTGTAGAGAACGGTTGATCGACGACTTAGAGGATAGCGTGTTTCAACGTGCAGTAGAATCTAACGATACAACCTTGCAACTCTTTGTGTTGAAGACGCAAGGCAAGCATAGAGGTTGGGAGCAATCAGAAGCACAGAATGCTGCTAAGGATATAGCTACAGCTGCATTCGACTTCATCATCAATAAGAGTAAGAACCCCGCTGAACCTGCATAACTACCCTCACACATATGCTACAACAGTACTACACTAGTAACCGAGTAGGTAGTCAGTTACGAACGGTCGGTTACGCCATCAACTAAAGATATAAGTACTAGGGTCCCATCGACATTGATATATTCTAAAGAAATGTGTTGATAGCGATCCTTAATTAGTACCGGTACTATGTTTATATTTATCCCTCACCTCTCTCACATTTAAATCCTTTTTTCAAAAAATTTTATAAAAAAATTATGTGGTGCTTGCATGAGTATGCTATAGAAATCTACGGAATATTACAATCTCGGTACATACGCAATCGATCTTTTTTTTACAGTGACATTTCGAAACGACTTCTTCTGTTAAGATAACTTTTTTTCCGTATTCACAGATCGCTTCATGAATGTCAACCCCATACTTTCGTTTGTAACTCCAAGCTCTGTATTTGGCTCTTAACCAATAGAATATGCGCTTCATGATTTCTCCTTCATTTTACGCTCCTCGTTGCGTATTAATTTAGTGTGTGGTAAAGTATGGGTACAAATGGAGATGGTTTACTTCTATCACCAGGAGTGTGATAGAGGGTAACCCCATAGTCATTTTGCTATATTTTTTTTTACCCTGGTTTTCTTCGCTGAGAACTGGGGTTTTTTTATTCTTCTCTTAAAGCTGTTATAACCGCTTCTAGACATACTTTTGGATCTTCCTGAGCGGCGATCATATCTTTTAAGATATGTACTAGTGTCATTGATGTTAGAGCTGGGTTACCACACAACTTCATCAGACAGACGATTTGTGCGTATAAAGTTGTGAATTTAATGTATTCTTCATCATCGTCCATCTTTACTCTCCTGTTGTTTTCTGGTATTTATACCTGAAAGTAGATATAAACTTAAATAGAGAAGGTGGAGATTAAATTATGAAAACGAATGAAGAGATACTAGATGAAATGTGTTTTTTGGATGACAACGGAAATCCAATCAAAAATTACAGTCTAAGAAAAATGATAGAAATGGCAAAAGAATCTGAATATGGCGGTGTTTGGTATTCAGATAAAGGTCCTATTCAGATCACAAAAGAGGGCGAGCTTAAGCCTATTTAAAAAATATACAGGGTATATTCTACGGAAATGGAGGGGTATGAGTTATTACAAATCAGAGCGTATCATTCCTGTCTGGGTTAAGGTAATGTTGAGTCTGTTTATTTTTCTGTTATTATTCATGTTTGCGGTCTTTCTTATTAAGGAAATCGACTTTAAGAATACGCCCTCTGTAGAGCAGGAGTGTAGATTGCTTTCTATAGAGTATAGTCCTTCAACAGAAAAAACTAGATTGGCTCCTATTATTGGTGGGTCTACGTCTGTGGCTATGTATACTACAGGTACACCCGAGATGAAAATTACAGTCTGGGATTGTGGAAAGTATGGTCGATTAAACTCTGACGATAATAATGTCTACCGATTTGCTAAAGAAGTATCTATCCTTTATATTAAGAGTAATGATTACGATACAAGAATTGTGGGGATAAAAAATGCAGTGGATTGATGTTAAAGATAAGATGCCTGAGGATTATGAAAAGGTATTGGCTGTTTTTAAATACAAAAAGGGTGAGGTGTATAACTTATCCGCTAGTGGCTGGTTTGCAGATTCTGTCTATTCTTGTAGAGTAGATGAAGGAAGGTTTGTTATGGAACCATACGGACCTTCCCTGCCTGCAACACATTGGATGCCAATGCCTGCGCTACCAGAGGAGAGGGATAGTGATGCAGTGGATTAGCGTTAAAGAAAGACTTCCCATGAAACATAAGAGAGTGTTGGTTACGGATGGCGTAGACGTATGTATCTACCCTAGGAGTTACCTTCTGCATCCGGAGACTGTTGAGCCCGTGTGTGGAATTAAGTTAGGGGAGATCGTTTGGTGGATGCCGCTTCCTCAGGCTATTGGGTTTAGCTCCTCAGGGAGCGGGCATGATAATGTATACCTTAGCTCTCTAGACCCAGATTCCTCTGGTAGAGATTAAACGGTCCATAACATTTTCTCGATCTCTTTCGATGGCGCCCTGGTTTAGAACTTTGAGGAGCGCCCTTCTCTCTCCTTTTAGATTAGATAGGGTGCTCTTAAGCTCTGCATGCTTTTCCCTGAGCTCTATGTTTTTTAGAGTCTCTTCGGCTAAGACTTCCAGGTTATCATTTAACTCTTCTAGGTCTCTTCGGTTAGAAACCGAGTCTACACCGATGATTATTAGGTTACCTAAGATCGGGACGAGTAAGAAAACGCATCTTAGGTAACTCTTGCTCTTTAGGTGGGAAAGGTAGTGGTTTTCTTCGACAAATTCTCTATCTAGTAAGGGGATAACCACGCATTTTTGAAAGATATCTATCAAGTTCGTCGCGGTGCTGATGAAGGGGACGTAGTCAAAGAACATATCTGTGTGAGTAAGTAGACTTAAAGTTGAAACGCTCATGTGATATCCTTATTTTAAATTTTATTATCCACAAATTTTTATTTGCCATCTATAAAAACTTTATGGTAGTTTCAGGGTGTTTACTCTGGAGGGAATATGAAAGAAGTTAGATGGACTTTGCCGGCGGATCATTTTAATCATAGGGATCTGTTAAGTCCTACCGTGAAGTTTATGAGGTATCCTCCTCTTAGTCTTCCTGAAGATGTATATTGTGGAAGTGAATTAGTAAAATCTTTGCTTGGAATTGATAAGTCTATAGGGTATAACCTTAGAGATAAGGAATGTCTTGAGAAATGGTTAGTAAATTTTAAAAAAAGGAAGGATCCTATGAATGATATGGAAAAAGAGTTAGATAGACTGTGGAGGGCAACAGGTAATGAGTCAGTAGATGTCAAAGAAGAGCTTGAAGATCTACATAAAGTTTACATGGAGGCTGAAGAACACTTAAAGCACAGGGAAGCGAACGCGCTGGAGCAAGCAACTTTTGCGATGAAGAAGTTTCTTGAAGTGCAGGAAGAGCGCAAAAAGATTAGTAATAAGCTTTCAAATCTTAAAACTAAGATGTGTGGTCTCAGCGATTGTGAGCATGAAGATGAGGATGACTAATGTATTTAGTCTTGATTCCTCAGTCAGATTTTTATGGAGGTCCTAAAAATACAGACTTCAACTCTTTCTTTACTATGGATAGAGAGAAAGCGCTTAAAGCTGTAGAGGACTGGAATGGAATCGCTTATATATTAGACTCTCTTAAGTTGTTAGATCCAGAAGAAATAAACAAGGAAATAAGCGATGAATAAGCAATATTTATTGATGTGTAACGAGCAAGTAATGCATTATCTTAATGGAGCGATAAGAGGAATAGAGTTTATTGAAGTTCAAGGGGTGAATCTGAATAATGAAAATAAGCTTAACCTTCTTGTCTCTCCCTTTATATCTCCGGTTGTAAACCAGACTGTATTCCCTGTATCTCCAGATAAAGACGTAGATATGGAGCCACCTAAAGATGCTTAACGGGTTGTATATTTGTGCGGGATGCTTTTTGGTATTCACAGGAGTTATCTGCTGTAATGCTCAATACCAGGCGGTGAAGAAATATTACCCCTCTTTAACGATATGGGAATATCTTATTTTACAGGACAAACTAAGAATAACCCCCGAAAGAGATTGATTTGATGGACCCTAATCTTAAAGAATTAATTGATTGTGAGAAGATGTTGGTTAAGATCTGCAACGGTTTTGATCCGTCGGTTGCCACAACAGCTATCGTTTCAGTGATAGTCAACAGTTTTGTTTATCACCATAAAAATAAAGAAGAGTTTGTGCATGTATTGACGCAGGCTTGGGATTTTTATTTCAAGCAGTACGCGGAAGATTGTGCGGAAGAGAAAGGAGAGGTTAAAAAATGTCCGTCTCGGAGGATGAATATGATGAAGCGTGCGCGGAAACTCTAAGAATGATGCATGTTAGTAGCCCTACACACTATCAAGGGAAGGGTTTGCAAGCTATTGATGTTATTGAAGATTTTAGTCTTGGGTTTAATTTAGGAAATTCTATAAAATATATCCTAAGAGCTGGTAAAAAGGGTGATCGAATTCAGGATCTTAAGAAGGCTATATGGTACCTGGAACGAGAATGTAACTCGGAGGTGTAAAGGTGCCAAGAATGATTTTAGGAATCTTATTAATCTATATAGTGGTTTGTAACCTTAGAAACTCCAGTGAACTCTTTAACTCTTTAAAAAACTGGAAGAATGACAAATGGGGAATATTGTACGCGCTCTCTTATGTGGTTTTATGTCTGTATGGGCTTTATGTAGCTTGGACGCTAATGATGATGTGGATGTCATAGCAAAGCGCAGGCCTGGTGAAAACTACGTGAATGATGCTGTCAACAGCATGATCAGTAATCCTTATTCTTCCCCAGACTATTTACTTCAGCAGGTTTATGTCGTAAAAGGATATGCCGAACAGTTGTACGGTATTAGAATGGACCTTGTGAAAATATTAAGAGACGTAAATCGTGAAATCGAGATGTTTGATAAAAGAAGAAAAATTCCCGATAAGCACATGAGCTCCTTAGTAAGTTTTATAGAAAAAA